ATCAAGGAGCGGCTGGCCCAGGGGGCCACGGTTAGCGAAGCGATCCAGATCGCGGTCGCATCCGGCCACGGCGTGGGCAAAAGCGCGCTCGTCGCGTGGCTGATCCTGTGGGCCGCAAGCACGTTCGAGGACACCAAGGGGACCGTCACCGCTAACACCGAGACCCAGTTAAAAACCAAAACGTGGGCCGAACTCGGCAAGTGGTATCGGCTGTTCATCGGGAAGGAGATGTTCGACCTCACCGCGACCGCGTTGATCAGTTCGGACGCCGCGCACGAACGCACCTGGCGCATCGACATGGTCCCGTGGAGCGAGCGAAACACCGAGGCCTTCGCCGGGATGCACAACAAGGGCAAGCGCATCCTCCTGATCATGGACGAGGGGAGCGCGATCCCGGACAAGATCTACGAGGTGAGCGAGGGCGCGCTCACGGACTCCGACACCCAGATCATCTGGTGCGTCTTCGGCAACCCGACCCGGAACACCGGCCGGTTCAAGGACTGCTTCGAGCGGGGCCGCGGAACGTGGTGGACCCTCCAGGTCGACTCACGCGAAGTCAGCATCACCAACAAAGCCCAGTTCGAAAAGTGGATCACCTACTACGGCGAGGACGACGACTTCGTCCGGATAAGAGTTAAGGGCGTCTTCCCCCGTTACGGCGAGCTAGAATTTATCAGTGCTGCTGCTGTTGACGAGGCCATGAGCCGCGAACCCTACTTCGAGTCCAACGACCCCCTCGTCCTCGGCTGCGACGTCGCCCGGTACGGCGCCAACGAGACCGTCCTCTATTTCCGAAAGGGCCGCGATGCTCGCACCATCCCGCCGATCCGGCTTCGTGGTCAATCCACTGTCCAGGTCGCCGCGCGGATTCTCGAGGTTTACCAGCAGTACCATGTGGACGCTATCTTCATCGACGGCGGTGGCGTCGGTGGTGGCGTGGTCGATAACGTGCGCGCTCTTCGTCTCTTTTGTTATGATATACAGTTTGGTTCGCGCCCTGACGGCGTCGGGTTCGCCACCGGCACCGACGGAGAACGTTACGCGAACAAGCGCGCCGAGATGTGGGGGGCGATGAGGAGCTGGCTGAAAGGCGGGGCGGTCGTCGCCGAGCCGGACCTCCGTCGGCAGTTGATCGCCCCGCTTTACACCCTGAACCTGAAGAGCGAGATCCAACTCGAGCGGAAGGAAGACATGATGAAGCGAGGGGCCGAGTCGCCCGACATCGCCGACGCCCTCGCGCTGACCTTCGCCCTCCCGGTCGCCAAGAACGCCTGGGCCGGTGGCGAGGGGCCAAAGAAGCCCCTGGTCGAGTCGGAGTACAATCCGTTCGAGGCGGAAAGGATGATCGCATGAGCTTCGGCGCGCCCCAAGCCACCCAGGCCGCGCCCCCGCAGGCGCCGGCACCCATCCCGCCACCGATCTCGCCCGGCCCGAAGCCCAAGAACAAAGCGATCCAGAACCCCACGATCATCGGCGCGCCGTCAGCCAAGCCGCTGACCCTGATGGGGCCGGGTGCGCTAGGGGCCGGTGGCTTTGGCGCTGCTACGCTCGGGGGAGCCTGATGCAAGTTCCGCCGAGCGAACTTCCTGACAAACCCGTGAACGCCTTGGCGACCCCGTCGCCGACCAACCTCCTCATGGCCGCCTCGCAAGCGGTCCAACAGGGTCAAGTACCGCAGTACGATGGCGCAACCGCTCGCAATAAGCGACACCGACCTCCGACTTCGTCGGCGCGTTGAGAGTCGCCTGATCGGCCTCCGGGTCAATCGGTACTCGTGGTGGACCCACGGGCGCGAGCTTGCGGACTACATGCTCCCCCGCCGCTACAAGTGGCTCATCACCACGAACATGATGTCGCGGGGCTCGCCGATCAACCAGCACATCCTCGACTCGACCGCGACCCTCGCCGCCCGCAATCTGGCCTCCGGCCTAATGTCGGGCGTGTCCTCCCCGACCCGACCGTGGCTCAAGCTGATCGTCGGCCGCCGGGACTCCACGCAAACGGACCCCGTGTCCTTGTGGCTCGCCCAGGTCGAGCGCCTGATGATGCTCGTCTTCCAGGAGTCGAACTTCTACAACTCCATCCACACAGTGTATTTTGATTTGGTGATCTTCGGCACCGGCGTGATCCTGATCTACGAGGACTTCGACAACGTCATCACCTGTTACAACCCGTGCTTCGGCGAGTACTATCTCGACAACGACGCGCAGTATCGGCCGAAGATCTTCTACCGTGAGTTCACGATGACGGTGGCGCAGACGGTGGAGATGTTCGGGCGCGAGGCAGTCTCGCCCGCGGTGGGCGCGCTGTGGGACGAGGGCGGAGCGGGGTTAACTCGCGAACTCGTTGTCGCTCATGCGATCGAGCCTAACGAGGACCCCGCCACCTACGGCTTCGACAAGCGGTTCAAGTTCCGGGAGGTTTACTGGGAGTGGGGCGGCTCGGCCAGCCCGCAGGGGGGCTCGTCGTACGCCCCCGGTTTCCTTCGGAAGCGTGGGTATCACGAGTCCCCGGCTATCGCCGTCCGCTGGGACCTCGTCAGCAACGACGCCTACGGCCGTTCCCCTGGTATGGATGCCCTCCCCGACGTCAAGCAACTCCAGCAGGAAGTCCGCCGCAAGGCCCAGGCCATCGACAAAACCGTCAACCCGCCGATGGTGGCGGACATCCAGCTGAAGAACCAGCCGGCGTCGCTCCTCCCGGGCGGGACGACCTACGTCGCCGGGATGATGCAAACCGGCAACCCCGGCTTCGAGTCCGTCTACAAGAACTGGAAGCCTGGGATCAACGAGATCTCCGAGGACCTGCAAGAGGTCCGCGCGCGGATCAAGCAGATCTTCTTCAATGACATCCTGCTCACGATCAGTCAGTTTCAGACCCGGTCGAATGTGACCGCGGCCGAGATCGACGCCCGCCGCGCCGAGTCCCTCGTGATGCTCGGCCCGGTCCTCGAACGGATCTACTTCGAGCTTCTCAAGGAATGCGTGGAACGCACTTACGCGATCATGCTCCGGTCGAAGATTCTGCCCCCAGCCCCTCGCGAGATCGCCGGGGCGCCGATCAGCATCGAGTTCGTTTCCATGCTGTCCCAGGCCCAACAGGCCGCGGCTGCCTCGGGGATAGAGAGGACCTTGCAGTTGGCCGGGGGCCTCGCCGGTGTGGACCCGCAGGTCATGGACAACCTCGACATCGACTTCACCCTCGAACACTATTCCAACCTGATGCACAACGACCCGCGGATGATCCGGTCGCCGCAGGCGTTGGAGCAGCTTCGTCAGGCGCGGGAGCAGCAACAGCAGCAGCAACAGCAGGCCGCGATCGCGGAGCAACTGTCGCAGGGGGCCAAGACCCTCAGTGAAACCGATGTCGGCGGGGGCCAGAACGCCTTGGCGTCGATGCTTGGTAACGGCCAACAGGCCGCTTAAGGATGACCTATAACGCAGCGAGACGACGGGATGTACGAGACGCAGAGAAGCAAACGAAGTTGGCCGAGACACAGCGGGGCGAGATCGTCCGCGGACTGTTATCTTTGGTCCCGGGCCGCGCTTGGATGTGCGACCTCCTCGAGTTCTGCCATATCTTCTCGACTACTTTCACTCCGAGCCCAACGTCCGCCGCGTTCAACGAGGGCCAGCGCAACGTCGGCCTCCGACTGCTCAACGACATTATGTCCGCGTGCCCCGACCAGTACGTCCTGATGATGCGAGAAAGGAACGAACGCGATGCCGCCCGAGACACCAGAAGTGACGCCCGAGACGCCGACAGCATCGACGACACCGGGGAACTCCCCGGAAGCCCGGACACCGGCGGGGGAACTGAAGGACGGGTTGAGCCCGGTGAAGGAGGCGCTGGCGACGGAGCCGACGAAGAATGGCGAGACGAAGTCTACGCCGACTTCGAACGAAGGAAAAAGCCTGATTAACCAGGACGGCGAGGCGCCGAAAGAGGAGGCCAAGAAGGCCGAGGGCCCGCCGGAGAAGTACGAGTTCAAGGACCTCCCCGAAGGGTTCGAGGTTCCAGAGGCCGCTCAAGAGCGGTTCAAGAAGAACGGCCTGACGCAGGAGCAGGCGAACGATATGGTGCAGTTCCATAAGGAACTTCTCGAAGAGGCACAGAAGGCCCCGTTTTCAGTTTGGAAAGAGATGAACGATGGGTGGGTCGCCGACGTTCAAAAGGACCCCGAGTACAAGGGGAACCTCACCAATGTCCGCGCGAACATCAGCAAGTTCATCGACGGGATCGGTGACGCGGGCCTCGCCGAGTCCTTTCGCGAAGCGATGGACCTGACCGGCGCCGGCAACAACCCCGCCTTCGTCAAGTTCATGTTCCGCATGGCACAGCAATTCAACGAGGGGACGCACGTCGCTGGTAACGGCCCGAGCCGCTTCGGTCAGCTGGCCCCCGGCTCCACCGACCGGCCGACGCCGGCCCGCGCGCTTTACCCGAATCTTTCGTAGGTCCTGCCTCAGAGAGGATGAACAAGATGGACCCACGCAAGCCGACCCTTCCTTTCAACCGGGGCCGATGCCCCTAGGAGCCCTATTCTATGGCCGCAACAACTGTAGGCGGTTCCGCACTAACCTACGCGGACTGGGCGAAGAGAATGGACGACGGTTATCGCGTGGCGATGATCATCGAGCTTCTCTCGCAAACGAACGAAATCCTCGAAGACATGCTCGTTGTCGAGGGGAATCTGCCGACGGGTCATAAGACCACCGTGCGAACGGGCTTGCCCCAGGCCACTTGGCGCGTGCTCAACACCGGCGTGCCGAACGCAAAGTCAACGACCGCGCAGATCACTGACGCGTGCGGGAACCTCGAAACCTACTCCGTGATCGACAAGGACGTCGCGGACCTCAACGGGAACACCGCGGAGTTCCGGCTTTCGGAAGTGAAAGCCTTCCTCGAAGGAATGTCGCAGCAGGTCGCCGCGACGATCATCTACGGGAACCAGTCGGTGAACCCGGAGCGCTTCACGGGGCTGGCGCCGAGGTATTCGACCAAAACCGCCGCCTCGGCCGCAACCGCCGCGAACGTTCTCGACGGTGGCGGGACCGCTTCCACGAACACCTCGATGTGGATCGGTGTGTGGGGCTCCGACACCCTCCACGGCACGTTCCCGAAGGGAAAGATCACGGGCCTGCAGCACCGGGACATGGGTGAGTGGCCGGTGAGCGACTCTTCCGGCAACACCTACCAAGCGTACCGAGACCACTTC